CAAGCACTAGCCTCTATAATTGGTAGAGGGTATCCTTCCCAATCAGAAGTACAGAGCAAGACATCAATTCCTTGATAATACTTTGCATAATCTTTTTGTTCCTTTACATAATGTTTTTCTTTTAAGTGAGGTCTTAAATCAAACCATTTTCCCAATGGTAGATAATATTGTTCGTATCCTTTTTTATTAACATGCCCACTCCAAGCACCGACCCAACCAATTTTTAAGGGTTTGCTTAAAGCCTTACATATATAACTAGAGTTAAAAATAGAAGAATCATAACCAGCTTGGACTTTGACTGCCCTAGTTTTGGATTTTATATACTCCAAAGAGATATCGGTTGTGACAAACACTTTTTTATACCCATTTATATTCCAATGATCCATCTCAAAATCTTCATGACAAATGCAAATAGTTTTTTCTTTAGGAAGATTACTCCAAACCATCCAAGGGGCAAACGCCACTATGACATCGTACTTATCAAAGTCTATCTTTTCTTTTGGCAATTCTTTAGCTCGCTCTTTACGGAACTGATGCTCATACTCAATATCATAATCATGAGTCCCAAACTTTTGAATTGCCTTAGCAATGTTAGCAAATGCCCAACCCTTTAGGTCTGGCAATAACAATATCTTCATTTTAGAGTTTCTCCCTCTGGAACAATCTTCAATTCTTTCCAAAGGTAATCTGGGTGTTTCAAATCCACTAATGGTTTACTATCACCCTTAACAGTAGTTGTTCTCAGATCACATCCTCCATCATACCAAGTTTTAATTAACTTCATTCCCATTTCTTCAAGGTCTTCTATGAAAAAGCTTTGAGCAAAACCAGTAAGGTGGGTATTAGCAGGAAAGTTTTGTAAACCAAACAACAATCTAATTAAATTATCAAAATGTTTTCTTTCATGTCCTCTAATCTCAAACTGCTTAAACAATTTCAAAGTATCTGGAACTCTTATTTTCAATACCCCACCAGGTTTTAATATGTCGACCCAAGCTTGAAGAGTTGGTTTCCACTCTTTAGCACCAATATGTTCTAACAAGTCTTTAGCAAAAACTTCATCAACACTATTGTCTTTATACTTTTCTTTAATTTTAGTTACATCATGGACAACGTCTATTCCAAAACCTTTATTAATATCAACATTAGTATAACCCTTAAGTGGTAACACGCCTGCTCCTAAATTTAATTTAATCATTTTTTATCTCCTCAACTATTTTATCAATTTTCTTTTGCGTGGCTATTCTATTTGGCTTTAATTTTTTCTCTTTTTCAATAATTTCCAGCAACTTTACACCATTCACTTCAGCTAACAAAACAAACAAGTCCAGTAAATTTACCCTACCAAGAATATTAACAAAGTTACTAATTTGCTCACCTGCTTCAAATGTTGTAGCTCCATCCTTTATTAAAGACTTACATATTTTTCTAGCAATAGTCATTTTCCCTCCTTCAAAGGTTGCCAAGTTTTTTTATCGTACTTATCCATCTTACCATAAACATTTACTGGTGGCCAAATCTCTCTATGTCCATGGTCTTCTGGTTTCTGGTCTTTTGGATAACCCCATGGATCCATTTCATCATCTCCAAACAAATGGAAGCAACGCAAGTCTTTAGCATAACCACTCTTAAGATGCTTATCTTTTAGTCTAGCAGCAATGTACTTATCCTCACTGTTTCTTTTAGCGTCCCAAGTTTTAGCCCATCCACGAACTGCCTTTACTATTGATGTTTTCATTATGCGTCCATGAGCACCAGTGTGAGAAAAATCAACCACTAAGTCTTTACCATCAAATTCTTTCCCCGACCTACCGACTAATACTTGTGGTCTTAAGCTAATAGAGCCATACCCTGGATATTTTGTGATCAAATATTCTAACTGAGATGTCCAATCTGGTGTTAAATCAGGAACTAGAATGTCGTTATCCATATCGATGTAGTAATCTGACTGCACTAACGGTAGAGCAGCATTCTTACCCGCATGGATACCATAGTTTTCACGAAGAAGCACCAAATGATCAATGATTCCCTTTCGATACATGTCGAAATAGCCATTTATGACCTTTTTATCGTGTTCTTTGGCACCATTGACCACTAAAGTGAGCCTGTAAGGCCTCCTGGTGCGTTCTACGATGTTTTTAATTGATTTCCTAGTAAAGGTATCCCTAAGATACGTTACCATCACTAGATCAATCGTAGTCATATAAGTTGCTTCCAGTTATTTTTATATTTTTCATATTTTGAAGTAGATTTAAAAACACCCCTACGTTTATATGTTCTTAATTTATCAGGAGTAGATATTGTTAAAGAAATTTTAGCTCCAATCTTATCCTCTGGAATAATATAAAAAACATTATCTTGTACACACCAAAGAATGAAATAATCAACAACCCCACTATAATTTCTTCTCATGTACCTTCTCTCATATAAACCATTCCCCTTATTTCTTACTTTTGCTTGTCTAAGATTAAATGAATATTTCCAATTATAAGATTTTTTATCATGTATAGGTCGTAAAGAAGTTTTAACTTGAATTAACTTTCCATTAGCTAAAAAAACATCAGCTCCCACATCTTGATCAAAAACACCACAATGAATATCTCTCAACAACAATTCTGATCGAACCCTCAGCTCTCCAGCTTTGCCAATTAAATGTGCTTCTTTTGTATATTCCATGGTACTATCATACCCCATGCTTATTTTGTGTCAAGCTTATGACCTTGTCTAGGGTGAACAAGATAAAGATAAGCGTCCACTGGTTTTGAATAATACTTACGGGTTAACTTATAAAAATAATAATAATCTTGTCCGACAGGATTTCCTAATTCAGTATAAGACACTTTTTTATTTACTGGATCTATTCTTTTAAAGAGTTCTTTAATTTCTGGAAATTCTATAAACGCTTTTGATGCTAAATCCCAACAATTAGTTACATGAGGAAATCCCCCCAGTTTTTCATAACAAGAACGATGAAAAACAAATGTTCCATTCACTATCATGCCACTGCGAAAAATTTCATGACCAACTTCTTCCTTAGCGGGTTTGAATGGAGGTTTTAAGCTAATAACATAATTCTCATGCATATGAATAGAGCCAAAATTGAATACCTTGTGGGCAGGATAAGCTTCAATCATTCTACTAACAGCTTCTAAATATTCAGATACATACTCGTCATCAGAATCCATAAAGCAAATCCATTCACCCTTTGAAGCTTTTAAGGCAGTATTAAGTGCTATCATTCTCTCAGAATGAGGTTGCTCGAGTAACACCTGCCTAGAATCTTTAACGGGATTGAAAGCAATCCTTGAACCATCGTTCACAATAATGTGTTCAAAATCCCTATAAGTTTGATTGGAAATACTCCGAACACACCTGTCCAACATTCTCTGACGCAATTCGCTATGTAAATAAACTGGTGTTAAAATACTAAACTTCATTGTGTTGCCTCCACTAACTTCTTATTTATTTTATGAGTAGCTTCTAATAATGGTAGTTCAAATTTCTTATAAAACGCTTCAATATCTTTAGGGAGACATGCTCCTCCATATCCACGGAAACCACCTTGCCATACATCCCAACCATTTCTTGAACCCCATTTATGAGATTCTAAAGCCTCCACAACCTTACTGTAATCAGCTCCAACTTTTTTAGATACATCCCAAAGTTGATTAGCAAAAACTACTTTTAAAGAAAAGAAAGAGTTCATCGTATATTTAATAAGCTCAGCTGTAGTGGGACTACAGCAAATTAGTTTTTTATTCTTAACTCTACCAAATATATGCTTGACTATATCTATTAGGACTAGATCTTTAGTTCCAATCACTAGAAGTTCAGGGCTATGAGCATCTGCCATAGCTGAAGACATAGTTAGAAACTCTGGCACATGAACAATATCAATATCAGGGTATTCCTCTTGCAATGTTTTAGTTGTCCCTGGTAAAACTGTAGACCGCAAAATAACCAATGGTTTTACTTTTGGATTTCCATTATCAGAATAAACAGTGGGTGGCTGATAACCCTTTTTTATCCGTTTTAACCATTCATGGATAGCAGATAAATCTTGTTTGCCCGCCACCGTAGGTGTTGGTAAACATATGACATAAACCCCAATGCTCTTAAGATCTTTGTCAGAAATGTTATTGTCATCAATATCTACATAATAAGGAATACTTAACGCCTTAGCTGTTGTTTTACCAACTGTACCATAACCACAGATTACACCTGATTCCATCTTGTCCTCCCCATATAAGTGTTAGTTTTTTGATGACATTCTTTACATAACGTTCTTCCATTAGAAATTTTAAGCCTCAATTTTGGGAATAGAGAAAAAGGTTTAATATGATCCGCATTTAAAATAACAGTTATTCCCTTACTACTCTTTTTATAACACCATACGCAAGTATAATTATCTCTTTCAAAAACAGCTTTTCGCCAAAATTTATACACCATAGATTTCCTAATTTTCTCGTTTAATGATGTAATGCCACCTTGCCAATTCCAGTGATTTTTCCCAAGATGGGTTCTTCCATTCCCAAATTGTCCACTATTAACTGGATGACTCCTTGTTTTTAATGCCTCCTTGTATTTTTTAGAGTTTTTAACACCATTTCCTATATTTTCTTTATGCTTATTAGACAATTTCCTTCCAATCAAAGACCCTCTTTGACAGTTTTGACTACAATATTTTCCAGTATAACCAATAAAACAATTAAAGTTTTTTTCACATATGATACATTTCGATTTGAAAGTATGTTTTTGTTTATATCTCTTGTATTTATTCATTATAAAAAAGTGGTTCAAGTTCATTCTTGAAAATCCAAACAGGATTTCTATATTGTCTAAGCCGTTTCTGTTGAGCTAGAACCATGTTGTTCTCTAACTCATATTTGATACGCATAGCAATATCATGATAGTAGCCTTTTTCATCACTAGGAGTAGTAGTAACTTCACCGTCTAAACCATCGAAGCCAATGTTAGCTGAGAACTGTTTATAGATAGCGTTCTTACCATAGATATCCCTGAAGGGAGCAAAGTCATGATTAAGCACTAACAGATTACCACAGAGAGCAGCCTCCTGAGCTACTAAGGAATAAGTTTCGCTTCTACTTGGTAGAATAAAGACATTGGATAACTCAAATAAGTCATGAACTACTTTACGCGGTACCTGACCCTTCCAAGAAGGATTAGCTTCTGAAGTAAAGGTTAAGTCTTGATCATTCAAACCCCAATCAATAGCCATCTTCTTCATCTCTTCTCTGTAGGTAACTTTATCGCCACCAGTAGAGTGGAAATCACAAGCTATCATCCTGACAGAGTAGTTAAGCTTTTTAAGTTGAGCCATGATTTTGATTACCACATCCACTTGCTTCCCTCTATCTAATCTAGCTGGATAAACAGCAATAGCGTCAGCACTTAACATGTTCTTATCCATGATTAAGCTAGTGACATCCTTATCCCACTTGCAAAAACCTGGGAGATTAGTTTGATGATGAACGACCTTTACTTGATCCTCTTCAAAGCCAAAATTCCTAGCAACTCTAGGAATTGAATAAGCATTGGGGAAAACAACGAAACTGTTTGGGAATCTTTGTGCAACTATCTCAAAATAATGATCTTTAGCTTGCAACTCTTTACCTAGAGTTTGAGGTGAAGTGGCAGAATGAATCCAGTGCAACCAACGTAGATGCTTTAAAGATCCACTCTTTATGGCTTGACGGCATGCAAAATTTAATTTGAGACTCTCAGGTTGATAAATAAGGTCATGAGTAATGACCACATCAGCATCCTTTAAAGCCTCAACGGTAGCCACCTCTAATTTACTAACATCTTTTTTAAAATTATCATCAATTGCCTCAGCCATATAATTGCTACAAGGCACATTGGGAATATACTTCAAAGTTACTTGTGGTAAGGCAAAAGTTTGTTCTGGTTTAAAACCTTCCCTAACCACAACTATTGGCTTATAGCCACCACTAACTAACATCCTAATCTGATTCTGGACTACGCCGATAAGAGAATATGCTTCGTCAACACCTGTGAAAGTAGTTAAAATCGCCACTTTTTTCATAGATCTCCTTTATTAATTAATTGCTTATTTTTTTTCTTGTGTTGTATCTATTACTGTTCTGATTTGACCACGAGCAGTTGGATTAACTGGCTGTTCGACAGCTTCTGGTTTCTCACTAGCCCTAGTGTTTGGATGAGCTGGAACTGGTGTTGGTGCGTTTGGATCTGTGTATGGTTCTCTTTTAGACATAATTATTTTCACCGCCTTTTGATATTATATACATAATACTATGTTCTTATCAACCCGATGCTTGTATTGCCTGATAGGGTCATAACTGTTACTGCTTTATTAAGCCAAAATTCTGGACTACGTTCTCCTGGGTCTAGTCTGAAACCACCAGCTCCAGTTGTACTTACATAACATTCTAATGGACCTTGGTTCTTAAGTGCAATCCTCATCCCTCCATGTTCTCCACCAAATAATTTGGTTGGCTCAGTCCTAATTGGAATCTCAGAGATGTTAAGCTCTATCATTGTCTCCTTAACAAACTCAGTTAAGTGCTCTCTGAAATCAAGCAAGAAATCTCTGTAAATTTTTCTAAGATCTGAACGCCCTTTTATTTCCACTCGATTACCAGTAGTATCTTCTTTACCCTTATCTAACTCTTCGTAAATTTTTTCATTCATATTATTTGCCTGTCCAAATCGAACCTTCTACAACTTCTGGTAATATTGGGACTAAGTAACAACGACAACGAATGTGCTGTGGAGGAGCAATTGCTCCCATAGGAAAATTATCCCCTAAAGGAATAGCTCCAGCTTCTTCATTTCCAACACATTGAACACAAACTCTTTCATCTAAGGAAGTTATCCACTTAATTCTGTTAACCCCATTTCTTTTAAATGTTTCCAATTCTACAATATTCATAGCTGTCACTAATTCTGTTTCAGTAATGACATCGGCTCTTTCTGTAGCGATAACTGAAGCCTTGCTCTTTAAGAACCTAACAATTTGTGAATTGGTCATGCCATTTTTGATACCTTCTTCAATTACCTCAGCTGTCCAGCGAATACCAGTTTTATCCAAAGCACCATTCAAAAAGGCTACTCTTTCATCAAGTTTGTTTTTAAGTTCTAAGCTTTCTAACTTAAATTCATAAGAAGGAGTAGGAGGGAACATTTTATCTAACCCAGCTTGACCACCTTCAGCACCAGCCCATAAAAGATACAATAAAACAGCTTCGTTACCACCCTTGAAAGTATCATTGAAAGCTAACCAGCCAAAACCGACTTCAACAATCAACCCCTCATCTTCTATCTTAGTCCTCTTACCAACAATCTCAGAAATCTTATCTAGCTTAGCTATATGATTAATTTGTTTTTCTATAGCAACTTTAACTTTCTTTTTGAAATTTGAGGTAGGTTTTTTCACCCACGCATTTTCCACAGCAATGTTGGTTCCGTTAGCGAAGAAGAACTTTTCTAAAGCTCTTTTAGCTCTTAATGTTTGTGGTAATGTTAGATTTTTTAGATTCTTTGGATCTAACAGTCCTGTTGAGTTCGTCATATAAATTAACAAATGAGTGCATCATATCCTGCTTGATGCGAACAAATGGTTCAAATATTTTTTCAATTTTTTCCTTACTATCTGCATTCTTTAATTCTCGACGAATAAGATCTTGAGCTCGTAGATCAATAACTTCTGTCTTGAAATCTCTTGGAGCTTTTTTCAAATTCAAATCATTAACAGCTACCTTTTTCCATTTCTTTAATTCATCCAGAACTTCTTTAGATCGAGTCTTTGACTTAGCTTGTGGAGGAACATTGGGAGAACTGACAGAACCCTCTCCTGCACCAGCTGAGGCAGCAGTAGCTTCGCTGACTGGCTTATAAGGTAAGATTGGCATCTGCCCAGACTTACTCTGTGCAGCCAAGTCTTTAACAAAGATTGGTCCTACAGGTGTCTCAATAAACGGCTCTTCTAATCCAATTGGTCGAAGATTCTCTCCAATTCTCCATTCATCAATAGCCATCAAACCCTTAGAAACTAGTGAAGTAACAGTCTTAGCTTCTTCTAGTTTATTGGTTGGGTTTATGTTCGTCCAAGTAAAGTTCATCTCCTCATAGCCCCAATCGTCCTGAATAATACCATCCATAAATTCTTTGATAAATTGAGCTGTTGGGAATAAACCTCTTTCTTTGGATACTTCAAATGAAGTCTCAGAAGTAGATCTGTTAGTTTCGAAATTAAACCCAATAGAATTTGGTTGAACACCGAAAACAGCACAAGTATTTTGTAGCAACCATTTCTCAAACCTTTCAAATGTCATGTCCTCAATCTGTTTAGTAGGATGATACTTCATACCCTCTGGTAGGAATTTCAATTTTCTCTGGAATCTTGGATCTCCAGACAACATTGCATCCCATGCATCTTGCCATTCCTTAAATTGATCACGCGAAGAAGCAATATCTTGTGGCAACTCAACAAAACCTTCAGGGACATTACCCTCTGTAAGGTAAGCTAAGTTAAATGCTTGTACTTTCAAAGCAGTAGAAACGGTAATAACCAAAGTCTCTAATGGAGCTAATCCAAACGGACTAAAGGTTCTAGGAGTCATGACTCTATAAATTAATTCATCTGTAGATAGCTTGGCTTGTATTTGACCTTGAATTTTCTGAATATACGCTTTTCTTGGAGGTTCAGGTAAAGTACCGTCTTTTAACAAAGCCAAATCAATGGTGGCTGCATCTATTGGTAAATAACCGATTATCTCCTTAGCACGATTTCTACGACGGTAAATAGCTACTACATCTAAAACTAATAAATCTTCCAAAATTTGTTTTATCCAATTAGTAAAGGTTGATTCGTCTTTACCCATGGGTTTCTTCAATCGCTTCCTAATCTCTTTCATGTCAGACTGTACTTCTTTACTATCAAAAACTTCTTTGTTCATTTTGATAGGAGTTGGTGCCCAATCTAACTGAGTAATTTGGCTTTTTCTATGTTCAATACATGCCCTAGCTATAGGATAAAAATCAGCTAACTCACGAAGAGTTTGATAATTTACACCAGTAGGGAATATTTTTGAAACGCCACCAGTAGCAGTGTTGATATGCCTTGGTTCAAACCTCATGATATCACTCGCCCTGACCTTTACCAATTGATCTTTTAATTCCTTATTTTCTTCCTCAAACGTCGGCTTAGCAAATCTCTTAAGAGGTCCGATGGCTGGTATTTTAAAGTTTATAGTTGGTCTTGCCATTAGAATATTTTCTTTCCTCCAATTTTAATCCAGCGAGCCCATCCAGCTATTGTTTCAGGATAAGGATTATCCTTAATGCCTGTTGGAGACTTAATAGACTCTAACAAAGCTTGCCCCACTCCTCCCTTTATTGATGCTATCCTATCATAGTTAGCAGCATGAAAGTAGTGGTCTGGACTTTTTTCAATCCATCTTGCTACAGGTTGTCCCGTTCTCTTACTGACATCTGTAATACGCTGAGAGGACGTCATTTGATCGTAAAAGTCCTTTATGTACTGCGCATTACTAGGTATCTCAACGAGTTCGTTGTGGATATCGCTGACTAGATAGTCAAGCGAGATCGTCCTATCAAGATAGACCTCTGCTTTACCATCATCATATATATAATAATTCTTTATGTCAAATTTTTTGGTAGGATAATATGCTGCATATATTTTATTGGGAAATAAATTAGCTAATTCCCGCACCTTTCTGGTTTCAGGCTTAGCGTCAACTACCATGACCTTAATATCATAAGCTTTTATTAAAGACTCGAGAGAATCAGTTGGACCTATAAAGTTATTTACAGTGCCTACCCAGACATACTTAGATTTCTTTTTATATGGTTGGGAAATAACTACATGGATCTTAGTACCGACATCTGCTCCAGCAAAACAACCCCTTGGCTTCTTTGGTAATGGGAATTCATAGTCACCTCTACAAGCGTTTAATTCTGTTCGCAAAACCTTTGTTCCCTCTGCCTCATATGGCGTACCAAGCACTTGATTATAGAACTGTTGCATGGCAGAAAAACCACTAACCTTGGCTGTCTCATAAGACTCGATCAAGTCTGAAATAGTACGACGAGGGTTGTATATACCACTTATTTTGTATCCATGAACAGCTTTATGTTCTGGCTTTAAGGCTACCCACTTACCCATTCCCAAACGATTAAGCTTAGATTTACACTGAGTACAGAAGGCAATTTTCTTTTTAAAATCAATATTACTAAAAAACTTAATCTCTTGTTCAAGATTACACTTCTTACAAGTTATCATCCAAACCCTCTGGTCGCTGGCTAAATAGTTCTTGTGAATATTCCTACCTGGGAAGGTGGGAGTAGAAGCCTCACGACGCCATTTCAGTGTAGAGTGAAGGGTACGCTTATCAATATAGGGAACGTGCTCTTGGATGAATCTGTCACGCTCGTCTAAGATAATACAGTCTGCGTCAACAGAGATAATTTGCTGTTGGTTTTGACTACCACGAAGATATAAAAATGCTTTACCAATCTGTTTCAAGCCAACCTTCTTAATCTTTTTACTGGTATCTATCTGCTTATCTTTTCTCTCCTCCATCGTTAGAGAACCAGTAATACGAGATAGATAATCAGAAAACATAAAAACAGGTTCTAAACGAGCCTGAACAAAGTCGCCAAGTTGTGATGAGGTAGGAAAAGTATATAAAACATTTTTATTTAATCTATCACAAACCCAAACAGCCTCAGATATCAAGCGCTCAGACAGACCCATTTGAGCTGCTTTCATGTAGATTATACTAGGGTGTTGATCATTATAAATATCAATAAGATATTTGTGCTCTTTAAAGTCCAAGGCTTCACCACGAGAATTAACCCACACAGAATTAATCCATGTAGGATAGTCGTCTAGCTCTGTTTTAAGAAACTTCTCCCTGGCTTTCTGCGTCAATTGTTTCTCCAGACTTTCCAGTTCGGAGCTTTTTAACTTCTGCAATGACTCCAAGAAGTCCTTCGTAACCAAGTTCATCTATCATCTCATCAAACCTAGTCTTAGGTAAATTAATATTCACCTGATGTAGGCTCTGAGATCCTCCTCTTTTCTTTCCAGCACCGAGAGCTGTTCGCTCTTCCTTCATGCCACTAACTATTAATTTTCTAGCCTCGTCAGCATCTTTAGGATCTAAATCCTTTAGAGCAGCTGCCCCTTTTAACTGTAACCAGCGTGCCATATTTGCCTGACGCTTCATTGCTATTTGAACAGTTTCAGTTCCTTCTTTAGCAATAGCAT